AGGCTCAGGATGCACAGGAAGCAGCTGATGCAATCGGTCAGACCATTGAAGAAGAGAGACAGCACTATGCTGAACTGGCTGCAGAAGTAGATAACCTTACTCAGGCACAGGATGAAGCAACAGACTCAGCCGTAAGCGGAATGGGTGAAGTTGCTGATGCCATGGTAGAGCTCTCTGAGGAGCAGCAGAAGCTTCTTGAGAAAACTCAGGAAACGGTATCAGGCTTTGATGGACTCTTTGACCAGATGTCCACGGAATCCAGGGCAAGCCTCTCCGAGATGAACGAGAACCTGAAGACCAATGCAGAAGGCATGAATGATTATGCCGACAATGTTCACAAAGCAATGAACATTGCTGCAGAGTCTACAGACCAGTCCACAAAGGATATCGTCAACTACCTGATAGGTATGGGAATAGACGGAGCTGCGGAGCTTGCACTATTCGTCCAGGCAGCTGAAGAAAAGAGTGCTGAATATAATGAGATTATTCAGAACTTCGGAGACTTCCAACAGGCACAGTATACAGCTGAGCAGGCTCTGGCCGACTGGAATGCCGGTGTAAATGACGGATATGAGGGCATCATCGAAACAGCCAATGAGAAGCACAAGACTCTGACTGACTCACAGCAGGAGATGTTCAATACCCAGATGGAGCAGGCAGAACAGTACAAAGAAGATGCCACACAGATGGCAACTGAAACACAGCAGTCAATAGCTCAGGCAACACTGGATGAGCAGGTGACTGTTGAAACAGCAAACGAAACTGTAGCAAAGGCAGCTATAGACAAAACAGCATCTACACTGGAAATAAACAACGGAAGGTCGGATGTCTTTTATCGCACTGGTACCACAATCGATAACTCTCTTGCGTCAGGTATCGATGATGGCACATCAGCTGTATGCTCTGCAGTCTCAAGAATGTGTGAGGCAGCAGTGGCATCGGTAGATATAAGCGGCATCACTTCAAGGATAGATGCAGCCATAGCAGCTGGAGCGGAAAGGGCACAGGCAGTATATGGAGGCGGCTAAGAATTTTATAGTTTTTGCAGGAAAAAACTTAAGAGACTTCGGTCTTGTCTTCAATGGATCAGGGACTCATGGAGCTCCCTTAAGAGACTATACTACAGTGGCCATCCCTGGAAAGAATGGAGAGCTATACATTGACAATGGCAGATACATGAACACAAAAGTGACATATCATGTCGGAGTCAAAAAACCTGTAGCAAGGAACTTGAGGGATTTAAGGAACTTCCTGGGGAGCATGACAGGATATCAGAGACTTGAGGACAGTTATCATCCGGAAGTCTTCAGGCTGGCCATGCTCTCAAAAGAAATAAGCCCAGAAGTGAGCGTGAGAGGACGTATAGGAGAACTTGACCTTGAGTTTAATTGTAAGCCTCAGCGCTTCCTGAAGTCCGGAGAGGAGGAGACAGAGTATGCAAACGGCTCAGTCATCTACAACAACACGATGATGAAAGCTCTTCCTCTGATCCGTGTATATGGTACCGGAGCTCTGGCCATAGGAAATGAGACCATCACAATCAATAGTGCAAGCGGATACACAGACATCGACTGTGACCTGATGGATGCTTACAAGGGCAGTACAAACTGCAACGGCAACATCACGCTGACATCAGGAGAGTTCTTTCACCTGGATCCGGGAGAGAATGGGATATCATTCGGAAGCGGCATAACCAGAGTGATAGTTAAGCCAAGGTGGTGGATGTTATGATACCTATTTTATTCAGTGAAAATGCAACAACCTTTACGACAAACGGCTTGGGAAGGCTGGCTGATGCCATCAAGTGCGTAGTCCGTGAGGAGAGGAATGGAGCCTATGAGCTTGAGATGGAATATCCCATCACAGGAGTCCACTACTCAGACATCACAGAGTCCAAGATCATCCTTGCGGTACCTGCAGATGGCAAGTACGCACAGCCTTTCAGAATCTACAAGATTGAGCGAGGCATAGCAGGGAAGATAAGAGTCTATGCCGAGCATATCACATATCAGGCCAACCACATCCCAGTAATGCCCTTTGAAGCAAACTCTGCAGCATCCGCAATGGCTCAGCTGCAGAGTAACGCTATAGGGAGCAATCCCTTTACTTTATGGACCGACCTGCAGACAACAGGTCATTATATCCAGGAGGTCCCTGAGAGTATAAGGGCAAGACTAGGAGGTAAGGAAGGCACGATCCTTGACCTGTACGGCGGAGAGTTTGAATGGGATAACTACATGATAAAGCTCCATCAGCACAGAGGCCAGGACAGAGGAGTGGTGCTCCGGTATGGTAAGAACCTCATAGACCTTACCCAGGAGAATAACATCACAACGACCTACACAGCTGTATGCCCTTATGTTAAGGAGTCAGAGGATGATCCTCTCATCACACTGCCTGAGAAGTATATAGCGGCAAGTAATGCCGGCAACTATCCATATCTCAGGATCAAGACAGTGGACTTCACAAAGGAGTTCGATGATGAGGAAGAGATCACAGTAGCAGCTCTGAGACAGAAGACCAACGAGTATATCGCTGCGAACAATATCGGCATCCCCAAGATAAGCATAAAGGTCTCTTTTGTGGCCTTATGGCAGACAGAGGAGTACAAGAACATAGCGCCTCTTGAGAGAGTAAACCTTTGCGACACCGTGACGGTACGCTTTGAAAAGCTCGGAGTGGATGCTCAGGCCAAGGTCATCAAGACTGAGTACAACGTCCTTCTGGACAGATACAACAGCATCGAGATCGGCGAGGCCAAGTCCACAATATCAGCTACGGTTGCCACACAGGAGCAAAAAATAGTCAACGAGGTTGACTCGGACCTTTTGAGAGCTCAGAAGCATGCCACAGAGCTTATCACCGGAGGACTTGGAGGCTATGTAGTCCTTAAAAGGAATGCCAACGGAAAGCCTGAAGAGCTCCTTATCATGGACAAGGAGAGCATTGAAGAAGCTGTCCATGTATGGAGATACAACAAGAACGGCTGGGGCTATTCCTCAACCGGATACAATGGCCTGTACACTCTTGCGGCAACTCTTGATGGTGGCTTTGTGGCCGACTTTATCACGACAGGAACCCTGAACGCTAACCTGGTAAAAGCAGGAATGCTCACAGATAGAGCTGGCAATAACTACTGGGATATGGTCACAGGAGACTTCCAGTTATCGGCCAGGGCTATTGTGGGAGGTTCGACTGTAGCAAGCAAGAACGATGTTGCAACAGGGGATGCAAACACTCTCAGTCAGGCCAATAGTGCAGCAGATAGTAAGATATCTGCCTTCGATGCTGCTCTTAATCAGCAGAAAGTGTTTAATAAGCTTACCAATAACGGACAGCTCCAGGGCATCTATATGAGAAACGGCAGACTCTATATCAATGCAAGCTATATTGCATCAGGAGTCATTGCAGATACGAACAACAATACTTTATGGGACCTCTCAACAGGAGCACTCTCAAGTAAGAAGTTCAGTATTGACTCTCAGTACTTCAAACTGGCCGAGGATGGAAAGATCACATCCATCACATCAGATGGCAAGAAGCTTGTCCTGGAGAAAGGTACTATCACAGGCTTCAGAGTGAATGGTACCCAGTCAGCGAAGCTTGAGATCGGCGACGGACTCTTCAATATAGTCGGCAAACTTGCACTCAATGGAGTGGTAGGCCTTGGAGGAGAGACAAGCTTTGTAAAGAGTGTATCTAGTGAGAGTACTTTTCTTGACAATCTGCTCACAGGCTACACATCCATATCATTCAACGATTTAACAGATGTATCATTGAACAGCTCCACCGGATACAACACTGTACAGATAAGTTTATCCGGGAATGTTCCTGCAGGTGGTGGATATGTGACACTCAGCGGAAGTGTGAGCATACCAGATACAAGGTATTCACTTAATAAGAACACAGCAACACATATTGTGGCCAGCAATATACAGCAGAAGGCAATAAATTACGCCAAGACTGTAGTGGCATCCACAGGATCAATAAAGTCAGCTGATGGACTTATACAATCAATATCATAAAGGAGGAAGAAGTATGTACAATGAAACAACGTCAACACAGATCACAGCATACACTCAGATTGAGAACCAAACAGTAGTGAACATGTATGCTCAGAAGTCCACAAAGGGAGATGTCAACATGAACATCACCATCCAGTCACCGACTCTCTATGAGGCCAACAAGGCAGAGTGCGATGCAGACATTGAAACATTCAAAGCTCATGTGGAGGAACTGTAATGCCGGAGAATAATGAAATGCAGATCAACAGTGTTCCTTCCACCATCATCTGCTCAAAAGCAACGGATGATATCAAGAGCTTCCTGGAGGGAATAATGAAAGAGCAGGGACTTTCAGCAGATCTGATGTGCATGATTCTGAGAGATGCCTGCTCTCATTTTGAGCGCATGAGAGCAAATGACTATGCAAATGCAGTCATAAAGCAAATGGCTCAGATACAGATAATGAGCAATCAAATAGCCATCTTTGAAGCTTCAAACAAAGAGGAGGATACAGGAGATGATAACACAGGTAACGAAACTTAATCTTGTACCAGGCGGAGTCCTCCCCAGGATAAATGTCACGCAGTATGACTACGGCAGCAGAGCTCTGGAGTTCCTTATCTTCAATGGAGACCAGCGCTTCACACTGGCCAGTGGGATGACAGCCCGGATACAGGGAACCAAGCCGGATAAATTCGGCTTTGACTATGCTGCGACAGTAAGCACAGCAAATAATAAGATTACAGCCAATCTCACCCAGCAGATGACAGCTTGTCACGGAGATGTCCTTACAGAGCTTGTGATCCTGAAGAACGGAGAGAGGATAGGTACAATCAATTTTATCCTGGATGTTCAAAAGTCGGGATTAAATGATGAGACTGTAGTGTCTGACTCGGAATTGCCGG